TCGTGAGGAGAAATTTTATAATCTAAAAAAGTACTCCATAACTTTGCAATGTTATCGTGGTTTTGATACTTATCACCATACTCAAATTGTCTTTGCCCTTGAACTATCTTAAGAGCCTTATCTAAATAATCACTAGAGCGCATCTTTACCCTCTGTTTTTTTCATTGCTACTAAGTCTTGTTGTAGTAATTGCAAATCAAGTTTTAATATTTTTAAATGTTGATCAACATTTTCACGTTTCAATTTTGGTAACTCATGTTTAATTCTTTGAACTTGTTTAAGAGTTACATCCAATTGTTTTAAAGCAGTATTTATATTCATTAAGTCCTCCAAAACATTTCTGTGAATTCTTTATCGGTTTGAGATCTAACCAAATGTAATTCATTCTTTGCACGTGTCATTCCCACATAGAACACACGGCGCTCTACATCTTTTCTCTTTCGATACTCTTCATCAACCTTAAAAGATAAATCAGAAAATAATAATACATTACTTGCCTCTCCTCCTTTTGATCCATGAATAGTTGAAAGCCTTACCTTTGCCTCATGATTTAAATTTTGATTACGTCTCAACGCTGCTAATAAATAAGCTAGCTTTGTTGGTGGTATTCTATCAAGGGCTGTATCCCACCTTAAATCTTGGGACAAAAGTAAACCATAATTAATTTTTAATTCTTCATAGCTATATTCTTTATCTTCACTAGCTCTTGGCATTGTCTTCGATCCATAGCTTACACCTACATCTACATTCATATAATGGTACATAGCCTTCACTCCTTCAAGAGTAGCTGTTTTATTTTTTGTTAAACGAGTCCATGTATTAATTGCTAAAAGTAAACGATCGCTTACTGATTTAGAATTATGTCGTTGATAAAATATTCCTCGTGTCTTTAACTCTTCTTCTATCTTGTCTAATAAATAATTAGTACGTGTTAGTATTAACCAATCATCTTTTAAAAAATCTATTTGGCTGTAAGGATTAACACGAACCTTTAACAATCCTTCACGGTCCGTAGCTCTCCACTCTTTTTGTACACGATCACTAGGATCTATACGATTAATCACGGCATTCGCTCTTTGTTGCACGGCTAACGGAACACGGAACGATTGATCAAGGATAATTCTATTACCTTTTAATTGTTTAAATCTCCATGGATGTGCGCCTGCCCATTCAAAAATAGCTTGATCGTCATCACCTGCTATGTAAGTATGTGTAGAATTTTGTGCTAAAATATCTACCATATTCCATTGAATTGAACTAAGATCTTGCGCCTCATCTATAATAAGTAATTTAAACTTAGGAGATTTTTTACGCTTATTAAATTCAATTATCATATCCGTAAAATCTAAAAAGCCATTTTGTTTTTTATACTTTTCTAAACCTGATGCAATCTTACGAAGTTTTAAAAAACCTCCGGGCAAATGTCCGGTTTCTGGTTGACAGAATTGATGTTCCAAACTAACATCTTTGATCCTTGCAAGATCTATAATGTTAACAAACTTATCGTCTTGCCATCCCATCCCATAGCTATCATATTTATTTGTAGGGTTAGATAACTTTACATTTAATAAATCAGATACATCTTTATAATCTGTATCATCCATTAAAGAAGTATCACTTAATCCTAATTCCATATACGCTAGACTATGTAATGTTCTAAAGTATTTAAAATCTTTTTTATCGTACTGCGGAAAACGATCCACGGCACGAGTAATAGCTTCGTTCGCTGCTTTGCGAGTGTATGCAAAGTAACCTATCTGATCTGGATCTAAACCTTTAGCCAATCCTTCTTCAACTATTGTTAAAAGTTTATGTGTCTTACCTGTACCTGGAGGACCAAAAATAATATTCATCATCAGAAAGCCTCTTTCTTTTTCATATCAGGTATTGATAATTCTTTTTGTTCTATTTGTTTAGAAGGTACATACCATAAATAATAAGTAATTCCCTTAACTTTTTTTCTATGCGATCCTCCTCCTAAATCTTGCATGACTCTTGCATGCATTTCAGTTTGAGTAAGAGCGGTAAATCTTTTCTTGTTTAAATATTCTTTTAAAGTTTTAGGTTGAAAATAAATTTTACCTTCATGTTCCCATGGCATTTCAATTGCTATCTCTTCTTCTCTATCTGATACACCTTGATCATAAATATAAGAATAAAGATGAGAATCAAATTGTCCCCACTTAGTTATTTCTGGTGGGGTTTTAATTATTTCTACGTTCTCTAATAAACTTTGAATCTTAGCGGTCCATGCAGCAGGACTTAAAGCATTGGGCAATTGTGTTAATGCATCCATACATTTTTTTCTAAACTTACGTTGATCAAAAAGTTCTTCGGTATTTAAAACTAATCTTTCTTCTTCAAAATTTAAAAACCAAACCGGTTCATCTGAATCATATTTTTGTAGATCAGAAAATTTACTTTCATACTCTCCACCTATTCCATATTTTCTTAAACGACATTGTGGTGCATCACATCTTGAACACATAGGTTGGTCTTTACATTTATATTGATAATCTTTTTTATCATGTTGATTAATTGTCTTTGTTACTTGCGCATGTCCAAGTGGTGGTTTCATATATTTAAAATTAAATTCAGAAATTTTATCTTGCCAATTCTCAGGCCATTTCTTTTTTGCATACACAGAATATTGATATAAAACATTATCCCTTCCTCCTTCATCAATGCCTACACTAATTAAAGTTTGTAAACATGGAGGACCATCTTCTAATTCCTCTACCTTTTTTATTTCTTTTGTTTTAAAATTTCTTAAATTATCTTCTGTAATCTTTCTTTCATCAACGAAAGAAAGAAAATCTTCTAGGGATAATGATTCTCCTTTTTTATCAAAGGCATAGCGCATAGTATCATCGCCCCCATGATAAGGAAGATTCAAAAAGTTTCCTGTATCTCCTCTGTCTGCTTGTAATTCAATTTGTTTAGGAAAAATTTCACAATCCGCATGACCTAATAAAGAAGAAAAACTTGTTAATCTATTTCTCATTAACTGTGCTGACACAGTACCATCAATAAATAAAAATAAATGTGCACCACCACTCTTTGATCGACAAGCAATCAAAGGTAATTTCAATTTTTCTATATTGTTAATTAATTTTTTATGATCTAATGGATAAGTATCTACGTCAATACAACCCCATCTACACCTAGCATCATCCATAATAGGAACAATTCCTAGACTTGGGTCCTTCCCTTCTATATGATCTATCCAATGTTGAGGGGTAACAGGTTCCTTTTTTATAAAGGATTTCCCGCCACGTTTACCGCTGTCTTTTATTTCGCCCGGAACATATACTCCGTGTGCTCTTTCTAAACCTGTAAAAACTTCTTTGAATTTCTCTACACTCATTATATCTTTCGTTGTTAATTAAAATGAGGGCGAACTATCGGAAGATTATTCGCCCTCACCAGCATCCCTAGT